CTTTATATCCATCAAGAATGTCTGAGGATTAGCCCCCCAATGGGTCAGCGTGCTATACTCGCCCAAGAACCACTCCTTAACGATAGCCGGGTTATTGGAATCCCGCTTCACGGCCCTAACGCCCACGGAATGTTCCAAGGTCTTGCCATGATCCCTGTATAGCTTGTAATCCTCCAGCGTCTCCACGCCTATCTGCTTCTTTAGATTGATCTGCCCGGTCATGACCAGATTGCCGTCCTCCTCCAATCCTTCTATAGGACACCCCAAAAGCTTGGTCTTGTCATGATTAAGAAACCATTTACACCTATTGAAATTCTCTTGAAGCGTCTTGGTGAAAGAACCGGGTGACGATATATCCCCATCACTATCTTTTATCCCGATGCCATTGACTGCCACCTTGACGATCCCTTTCTCATCCACGTCCGTGGATTTGGTCTTAAATAATATGCTTCTATACGGTTCCATATCGGTATAAATAAAAAGAGCCATACCCCATAGGATACGGCTCCTACCGGGTATGGCTCTCAGGCTCTAATTTCTTCTTTCGTTATGTCCTACAAATATAGGGTTAATATATTAAAAAGCAAAACTATAGAATCATTTTTTATCATCATCGCTCACACCTTCGACATTATCTCCATTATCATCGCCCTCTTCGGATGGCTTACCGTTACCCGAAGACATACGGGAGGAAGAGGAAGATCCCTTTGAGACATTTCCCGCTCTCGTCAATGACAGTATCTCCTTGACCAAGGCCAACTCATCGGGAGACATGTCGTAAACCAACTTGTCATACAAGGGATTCCCTACCTTGCTCTCCCCTATCTGCGCTCTCCAGTCATTCAGCGTCAATACGCCTCCCATGAATTCCTTCTGGCATTTCTCCGATACGATACGCCTCTTCTCTACCATATCCTTATCACGTACTTGCAATACGCTTACGCCACTAAAATCCACGTCTATATACATGCCGGACTTATCAAGACCAAGAAAGGATGTAATAGATCGGCAGAATCTCCGGGCCTCCGGAATAACAGTATTGGAATATACGGAGATCTCGGCGATATCCTGATTGTCATACTTGGCCATATCCTTGCGAGGGATGAGAACGGAAGGTATACCGTATATGCCGGCTATCTGTATAGCGTCGGCCAATGTCTCCTCGAAAGGCATAAGCTCTTGTATGGACATGTTTATTCTCACGAACTCGGTTGGGACATCCACTATGCTCATCTGGGACTTGTCATTAGTCAACCCGTAATTATCGTTCCATTCCTTCCTTATATTTTTCTTCTCCTTGTCAGTGAGCGGGAGGGAGCCATCAGCGTCGTATTTCTTACTTATCAATAACCCCAAAGCCCCCCTTTTAACATATATGACATTTCTGGCCTCATACACGGCTACCAAGTTGGCGATAGGATAACGTTGCGTCTCCAACCTGCTGCGTCCCTTGAGATATGAGCTGTTCAATCGCATATTTATATCCTTGTAATGGATGACCAGAGACGGGTCTATATCTATAAGTCCCGAGTTGGTGGAGATACGATAGCTATTGATTATATCCCCTCTCGTCGAAGGCAGGAACAAGGGAATGGACATCGGGCTGTTTATCACGACTTGATCACTAGGCAAGACCCAGTAGGTGTCACACCATTTCCATAGCTCCTTAGGCTTTATCGTCCCAACAGACGGGGCCGCCTGCCAGAATCCATTACCAGTCACGTATTTATATACGAAGAACATCTTAACCAAATCCTCGAATGAGAACAAGGGATTCGGTTCGCTAAGAAAATGATTCATCTCCTCATTGTTGAAAACCACGGAATCATCCTTAGCCAACTTTAATTGATAATTGCCGCCAGCTATCCTGCTAGCCAAGAAATCCACGGGAAAAAAGACCTCGCCCATCGTCTCGAAAGCCTCTATGAAATTCCCCAAGCATGTATAGGGGCTGAACACTCCCAGATAATCGGATAAATCCGCCACCCCTTTTACTCTTGGAGGACGATCAGGCGCATTTGCGGTCTTATCCTCTTTTTTTAAAAAATCAAATAAACCCATAATATTCGTTTTAAATGTTTTCTCGTACCAAAATCTCCGCTATAGCGGATAGGCAACACAGGGACTCGCCTCCATCCTTGCCTTTATAATCTAGCATATTCTCGACAAATGACAGATAGAAATCGTCATCCTCGTAACTATCAAGAAAATAAAATCGATCTCGCACGGTATCCGAGTGTGCCGATATCCTCAACCTAGCATCGGAAGCCCTCTTTCTTATCCTGATATCGCACTCCCCGTTTTCCCTTATCTCCCTTGCGACTGGGAAATAAGCCTTGTCGCTCTCAAACACGACATCGCCCCATCCTATGGGGATCAAGAAATCCCTTAAAACGCCAGCTTCCGTAATATCTCTCAACGATGCCGCCAATACGTATGCCTTGCCGTCCTTAAGGGCCACTTTAGCCATACCCGCAAGCCCGTCTGGATTGACAGCTATATAGACGATCCTAGTGGCGTTTGATATATCCAGTTTCCCATGATCATAATATCTCATATCCTCCTCCTTATTCTTGTTATGCTTCCTCCTTAACGAGAACGCCGTATACCTATCCTTTAATATCTCCGTGACAAAATAACGCTTGGTATCGCTAAGGTGTCCGGCCTTCTCATAGGATTGCCCCGTAACCTTGTCCTTTACCCGCTGCTTGAGCATCGCCCCGTTGACATCCTTCTTGACTACGATATAATCGTTTATCGAGGTCTCGCAGCTCTCGTCTATCATTATGGAAACGTCTTTTATATCCCCGGAATATATGGCGTTGATGAATTCCCCTGTCATCGAGACCGATGGATTAGATCTAGGCAACCTGTCCTCGCTATGGAACCTCTTGTCTATCCCCTCCTTGAACTTATCGAAAAAAGACCTCTTGTCCTCATCGATCGTGTTACCGGCCTTGGTGGACACGTCACCATACAGATACACCATGTCATCGTGCCCTATTTCCTCCAAGTAATCGACCGTGATCTCAGCCGCCTTGGTGACTGTATTGAAAGGATCGGTGGGGATCTCCTCGTGGATCTGCCTTATCCTCATTATATCCCCGGCCTCAACCTGCCAGAAGGAGACGGATATATAGGGAAGCACGTTATTATCTATAGATATATGTATAGGAGCCTTGACATACGGGCACTTGCCCTTATGCTTGGCGGGGTCGAAGGCGTGGAAGAACTCGCCACCCGTCCTTATCGTTCCCCACTCGCCCAAAGCGTATATCAGATAATAAGCGTAATCTCTTTCCTTGTCCCTCTCGAAATCCGCTATCGTCTGAGCGTCATAAAAGCCATACGTGCCATCAGGAGACCCTACGACCCAGAAATTATTAAGATAGGTGGACTTGATGATAACCATATCCGGGCGGTGCGTCTCGTAAGTCTTTTTCCTTGGATTGTATATGGTCCGCTCAGAATTGACCCATTTCCTCCCGACCTCGGAATATTCCTTAGGCAGTACCTTGCCTGTTACGCTGTCCTTGAGCCTCCCGTACAGATGATTGTCCACCTCGGTCAATGTCTCGGTATCAAATATCTTTTTCTTGATCCAATGATCCTCCGATATCGGGTTGAATAGAGCTACGATCTTCTGTCCCTTGCGACCACGGAGACGCTTTCTTATCTGTTTCAAGTCGGATTCATCAAACTCGGATATCTCCTCGCAAAACACGTACTGATAGGATTCAAGGCCCTTGATTTTTTCCGAATCATCAAGCCCCTTGAATCGGATATAGGAACCGTTAAAGCATCGTATAAGGTTCTCAGTAGGCTTGAAAAAAGACTCTATACGCAATGATTTAGCAGCCTCTTGGAACGTCTTGTAGATACTATCCGCTATGGTTGCCCCGGTCTTACGGAATACCATGGTGTTATAGCCCTTGGATATACACTCCAATAAGAACGCTTGGGCCGCAGAGAAAGACTTGGCGGAAGACGATCCCCCATACATGAAGATGAACCTTATATCGTCATTCCCCAACGCCAGCTTCAAATGGTGAAAGTTCGGATTGAACCTCTTGTAGCTTATTATCCTCTTATTATCCGTCTCCGCTCCCAAAATATTAAATATAGAACAATTATAAAATTATAGACCTCGTATTTTTTCTAACAAACATAGCCATTTATTTAAAAACAGAACACTAATCATCTATTCCGGTATCTATTCCGATCAGCGATTTGCCAAGGTCTACAACGGTTGGAGCGTCAAAGCCAAGCATCTTACAGATACGTTCTATAGCCTTCAACTTGTCGTGCATCTCGATCTTGACATATTCCACGTCAATTATCTCCGGATCATCGCTCGTGCCTATGTTCTTCTTCATAACCTTCGTAGATATGCTCTTGATAGCGGACTTCTCCTTGTCCGTCAAGCTCTCAAATTCCTTGCGCTCTATCCATGTGTTATGAAGATGGGCGATGGACGAGAACGCTATGTTTCCTAACTCGCCCAACAATCTCTCCTTGGTTATATCAGATTTAACTTTCTGCTCCTCTTGAAGTTCCTTGACCCTTGACTGAACATTGACATTATCCAATAAAGAAGAAGCTTTCTCCCATACTGACTTGTCTTTCCATTTCTCGCAAGAATAGGCACGCCTGTACGCCTCGGAAGCGTTCCCTCCGCACTCGATATAATAATTACAGAAATTCTCTTGTTTTTGTGTCAACCTTTTCATTTTCCCATAACGATTTTGATTTCTTTCTTGCATTTCTTGCACCAACAGTAGTAGACTCCCTTGGAGCCATAATCATAATGACCGATCCAGTTATGATGGATCGGACAATAAACGTCCACTTGTTGCCTTTGAGATGAGTTGTTAGAAAAATCCATAACGTGACTATATTATATTGTTAAACATAACATCCTAAGTCACAAAAATGAATTCGAAGCAAATATAGACAAAATTATTTATATCCTAAAATCGCAAGGTTAAAATGGGTGTATTTGCGGGAGTTAATCATATTATATCATGAACGAGGAACTAAAACAACTTTTAGAGTGGTTTGATAACTATCAAATCACATTTAATGAAATCAGACTAAGCCCGTGCCAATATATCTTCGACCTTCGGAAATTTATATCCGTACAGACAAACTCCGTCCGAAGAAACTGGGAAAATCCGACATTTGAGTATGATATTTTGAGCCTATATCAGCTTAAAAAAGTCTTGGAAGAGAAAGAAAATATGCCATAAAGCATAAAAAATAATCCTCAAAAAACTTGCTTACTATCAAATTTGATAGTATATTTGTAATATCAAAATAACAATAGAGA